AAGATGTTGAACTTCATCAATCCTTCAAGACTGGTTTCTTTCTCCTGGCGTCGTTCGTCTCGCTTCATGAGCCACTCGGCAAAGCGTTGTGTTCTAGTTGTTGTTTTTGATTCTTCAATTACAGTTTCAGTTTCAGTTTCAGTCATATTATCAATCCCTGTATCTATCTTGTGGGTCAATATCAATTAGTAGTTTGGCCAAAAAAGGCACACCATACTTAATGGGTGATTTAAATGGGTGCGGTACTAATGGATTTGTGACAGGCCACCATAATTGGTCAACGAATTCTTTACCTTCAGCTTTTGTCGGTCTTGGGTCACTAACAAATGTTCCAAAAAACGGTTCACTTCGTGATCCTCGAGGGGAAACTTTTGTCGCAACAATAACATCATCTTCTTCGAAGAAGGGTAACAATAATGTTACATCTTCCTCGTCAAGAAACATCGTTGTTCGAGTAAACATATCAATCCCGATCTGGTTCATTTTGCAAGTCGAACGAACGCTTTAGTCTCATGAGATAAACGTAGTCAGGTTCTTCTCTAACATCAGCTAGAACCAAGTGTCGAGCAGGTGGTAATGTAACAGTAACTGATTGTCCTGAATCAATAGGCACGACATTTGCTAGTAAGAATCGATATGAGTAAATTCTATCACTTGCAGTGGAACCTAGGCATCCATGTTGATGTGTTGAAGTTTGTCGAGGAATAAAAAACCCGAAGTCAACATCAACAGAAAAGAATTGAGTTCGACCATAATGCACGTTTTCAAAATTAAGTTGTCCGTCATCAACAGGCCAACCAATTCCTTGAATATAGTTCAATGATGATAGTGTGAATTTTTCTAAGTCGATTGGTATAGAAGTCATGTAATCGAATACAATAAAATTCGAGCTAGCTCCTGCATTCAAAATCAATGGAGGATATCCTGTCTGTACCGTCATCGCTTCAAAGAATACTGTTTTTTCATCCAGGGACAATCCTTTGAGATCAATGTAACTTTCACTAACAAACATGTTGCCAACTTGTTTCCATTGGTTGTTGTAGCTCTCATTAATTTGAAATGCTTGACCAACTGGTTGGATAATGGAAACGTTACCGTGTTCTTTTACAAGTTGCTTCACTTCTTACCACCTTTCTTTGATCGCTTCCAACTCTTAGCTGCTTTCTTGAAACGTGCTTGGTGAGTCATACGAGGATGTGCTTTCTTGAGCCGTGCAAGTTCTTTCTTCATGTATTTGTTATACGCAGAAGGCGCACGCTTTGCTTTCTTAACGACTTTCTTTACTGCGGCTTTGCCTGCTCGCTTTGCAGTTTGTCGAGCTTCTTGTTTTGCAGCTTCGACAAACAACGCTTTCAATTCATCAAGCGTACCTTCGACTTTAACCAAGGAGATCACCTGCTCAGTTATCTGCAGCTGTAGATTGGATAGCAATTGCCATGAAGTCCTTTTGCGAAAGGGTGACAATAGATGCGTTAACTCGAACAGTTACGCTAATCGTTTTATTATTTCCAGTGTCTAACGCTTTGGTTTGTGCCGTAAGATACAGTGCATCATTGACAACAAAGCGACCATCATCTGAACCCTTGCCGTAGTTGTCGGGGTAAAGGTCAGTGTTTCGAGTCATGAATGCGTCATTGTCGTGAATGATTTGAGCAGAGGATACCAGGGCTCGGTCATTAGCGAACACTAGTCCACCACGGTTAAGATCGGTAACTTGAACAGTCAAAGCACCAGAACCGCCCATAGCTGTATTGATTCCTTCGCTTGCTGTAGTGCCTTGGAAAACGTAATCGACACTGTGAACCTGGAGTGCTTGACGATCACCAACATCAACGTAAGAACCTAAGTCAATAGTTGCAAAGGTGTCAGTGCCAGTTGCACTGAGTATAATTCGTTCGGTAAGCGTAAACATTGAGGTTTTCTTTGTGGCCATTTTAATCACTTTAGTTGGGTGGAGGGAGGTTTTCTCTGCAAGTATTGCGCCAGCCTAGGTCCTCCCTCCAACCTATCATAATAGGGTTCGGCCTATAAACAATCCCTGGATTCTATCTTTGCGAGCGTAGCGAGCCCCCGGTGGCAAACGCGTTGTAAGTTACAATCCCACCCCGACCACCCGTTGCTAACTAGCCATGCCATTTAGGTTTACCTTGATTTTTTGATGATACATACGTATGTACTTTAATAGGGGAACCATTTCACATCAAATAATGCGCCACAAAACAATAACGCTATGCCCGACGACATATGAATTGAGCAAGAAGATGCCGAACTTCTCACAATGGGTTCGAGATCAGGTTCTCAAACATGGACGAACAAACAACATGCACAAAGAATCTCGAATAATGTTTCATCGAGAGTGCGGTAATGATGTCCCAGCTGATTGGAAACAGTTTACAGACGGAACCTACGCCTGGTTCGGTTACTGTGACGAATGCAACACTGATGTCGTATGGAGGCCTCGACAATGAGTCCAGTCGATCACTATTATGCTGTGCTTGATTCTTATTGCAAGTGGGCTAATCTCAACCATATGAATAACGATCATCCAATGGCCAAACATTTTGCTGTGTTATTTGCACTTGCTAGAGCTGCGGAGGAAGAAGAATGAGTGGAAGTCATCATGAACGAATTTATGCAATCGGTGGTAACCAGGATATTGGTTACATCCGAGTACGAAACGACGGAAAAATCCTCAGCATTTGGATTGACCACATGAAAACATTGTTTGTACCGGAGGGAGAACAATGACTGATCGTGCAAAACCTTGTCCAAAGTGTAACAGCTACTATCCAGGGGATTGTGCAACTCACGGTTGCAAAGATGTTCTAAAATGTCCATGCGACGGTTGTGATGTCGTACGACACTGGATGGCCGAAGATATGGCTGATGAGGATTAAACCCAAAGCCATGCAATCATTGCATAGTCGAGTGCAGTCGCACCAGCCACAGATACCAATGTAAGAGTTGAAAGAAAGATGTTGAACTTCATCAATCCTTCAAGACTGGTTTCTTTCTCCTGGCGTCGTTCGTCTCGCTTCATGAGCCACTCGGCAAAGCGTTGTGTTCTAGTTGTTGTTTTTGATTCTTCAATTACAGTTT